CTGGTCAGCAGTGGCTTGCTGGACCGTCCGACTCTGTTTGGTGGTGCATGCTCTTCGTCAGCATGTGTCTGGACGAGTGCGGGCAGATTAACGCTATTGGAGGATTCTCCTTTAACACTGACTACACCGTCAACAAGGTCCGCCAGCACCCTGACGCTTACTTCGTATCGGTTTACGATGCCAAGCCAGGGGATGTCGTCATCTACGACTGGGACGGCGGCGGCACAGACCACGTGGGCTTCGTCGAGAAGAACCTTGGCGGTGGCACGCTCCAGACGATTGAGGGGAACACCTCGTCTGGCAGCTATGGTTCTCAGTCTGCTGGGAACGGTGTTTGGCGCCGGGTCCGTAGCGAGTCGATTGCCTATGTGATTCGCCCGGCATACACTGACGCTCCTGGAACCTCGGCTCCTGCTCAGCAGGCTGGTCCTGCCGACATCCGCGCTCTGCAGCGGGCCGTTCGGGCTACCCCAGACAATGTGGCCGGACCGAACACTCGCTCTCGCTGCTATGCTCTGGCTGCGGCTTCCACATGGGGCGGGAAGACCTTCCCCTTCGGTGTGGCCTTCACGCAGTCCGTGGTCGGCACTGAGCAGGACGGAATCTGGGGCGACGCCTCTGAGGAGGCTCATGACGCTACTGTTGAGGCAGTTCAGGCTGCAGTCAGCGCTGAGATTGACGGCGTCTACGGCGCCGAGACTAATACCAAGGTGAACGCCCTGCTCGACAGGGCCGAACAGCCGTAGGAGGCTCAAAATGGCAGCACCATACTGCACAGTTACCGGTACTATTCCGGGTGGCGAGAACGGTAAGGCCACAGTCCGAATCACCCCTGACGTTGATGGAGCCACCGCGACCCTCAATGGTACCGAGGTCTCCATGCGTGAGTATCTCATTACCACAGATCAGGGTGGATCTATTCAAGTCGAGATTCTTGCTCCTGGCGCCGGTGTTAATCCTGGTGGAAACTGGACTCACACGGTCGAGATCAAGACTCCTTCGGGAGTTTCGACCAAGCACGTCTCTCTCGTCCAGGGTGAGACTATCGATATTGTGTCTGCAGCACCGGTTCGGAAGATTGCTCCGGATATCTTCTTCGGTCCCGCATCCCGCCCCCTTCCGCTCCTGTCTGGTGGTAGTGGTGGGAGCGCTGGTCTCTCTACCGTTCTTGGCTCACTTCCGCTTCAGCCTGGTCGAGTCGTTCCTACGGTTGGTTTCTTCGGGGATTCATGGTCCACTGAGGCCATGATGGGTCCCGGATTCAACCTTCCTGCCGCGGCTTCTCGACTGCTCGGGTGTGTTCCGATGGTCAGCGCGGTTGACGGTAGTGGGTTTGCCCACTCAAAGGAGGGTAACCTCAGCTTTGAGGCCGACTCTCGAGTCAATGCCGTATGCGCATCTATCCCCAACCTGATCGTTACGGTTGGGTCTCTTAACAGCGATAAGGTTGTGGAGAACGGCGACACGAACGGCTCTAAGATCACAGAGGCTGTTCGGAACTTCGTCACGAAGGTTCGTACTAAGCTTCCTAACGTCCCGATCATCATGGTTGGGGCAGAGCCCTCCTCCGTGAGCCGTCTCCAGTCTCGTGATGCCCACATCAACGTAAAGGCCCACAAGGCCGGTGTTGAGGCTGCTGGCAGCGTCGCTAATGGTGTGGTCTTTATCGACTGGCTCGGTATTGCCGACAAGCAGGCGGTCCCTTTCCGTGAGGGTCGAGAGAATGCCGAGGGTGACGTCGTGGTCTATGGTGGAGTCGCCTACCGTGTGACCAGGGCCTGGACCGCTGGTTCCGGAGAGACCCCGCTCACTCCAGGGGCTCCGACGGTTCAGGTTTCAGATGTTCTGTCTGGAACTGGTAACGAGGCTAACAAGCAGAATGACGGGACTCGTGACATTCTGCTGATGTCAGATGACACACACCCCACCAAGGCGGGATCCACGGCGTTCGGTTCGGCTCTGGCTATCCGTATCTCTGAGGGATACAAGGCTATCGAGGGTTGGGCTCAGTCTAAGGGCCCGGTGCTTCCTGCCGCTAAGGCAGTGACGCCTACTCCTGGACCTAACCCCGGTGGTACGCCTACGCCTCCCCCGGCTCCCCCTACGCCTCCCCCGGCTCCCCCTAAGCCTGCCGGTCTTCCGATCATGGCCTGGCTTCCTGGAGGATGGGGGACTGAGAACCGAATCGCGTACAGCCTCGACGACATCAAGGCTGTGGCTGCCCTCAAGCCAGATCAGGTTGCACTCCCGATTCAGGCTACAGCCGATTCGGATAACTCTGCAGTAGCCATCCCTCAGAACTATGAGTCAGGTAAGGAGTTCAGTCAGTACGGGCTCAATACGATTCGAAATTCGGGCGTGAATACCGCTGGCATGATTGAGGCTCTGGATACTCTTGAAGCCCAGAACATCGCGGTACTCCCGAACGTTCGAACTGGAAAGGTGGATTCTGGAGCTCAGTGGTACCGTTCTTCTGACGGCAAGATCCTGCCGATCCTGCTGAAGCGTACCGGCAAGCTATACTTTGCGATTCACTACCGTGGCCAGAATAAGCTCCGGGAGATCATGAAGACCGACTACGCCGGTCTTAAGCGTGTCTCGGACAACACTGATGGTGCCGCAGACTGGCAGATCTCCGCGGTCAAGGACGCCCAGCTCGGTGTTCTCCCGGCAAGCACTGGAGCAAACGCGTGGTCGTCCGCAAAGTCCGCTTTCCCCGAGGGTGTCTGGGTTCTTGTCGCCAATAAGGACGAGCAAGCCTCGGCAACCGCTGCAGCGAAGGCCGCTGGTGTCACCATTGTCGGCTGGGCCGTTCCCAATGCTGAGGCATTCGCTAAGTTGAAGGCCTGACCTAGGAGAATCATGATTACGATCGAGAGCCAGGGAGACTGGAAACTAACCAGGAATTGGTTTGACAGAATGACGAAGTTAGACCTGGCTCTGATCATGAATCAGTTCGGCAAGGAGGGGGTTTCTGCTCTCAAGGCGGCGACCCCCTCCAGGTCGGGTGAGACGGCAGCTAGCTGGAACTACGAAGTCACCAGAACTGGCGAGAACTGGAAGATCACCTGGACCAACTCACACGTAAATAACGGCGTAAACATCGCCGTCATCTTGCAATATGGTCACGGTACTCGTAATGGCGGGTACGTCGTTGGCCGAGACTACATCAACCCCGCTATCAGGCCCGTATTCGACAAGATAGCGAAGAAGGCCTGGAAGGAGGTCACTAAGTAGTGGCTACTATTGACGAGCGGGTAGTCTCGCTCAAGATGAATAACAAGCAGTTTCTTTCTGCGATCAAGGAATCCGCGTCTGGCATGGACCGACTCAAGGAATCCTTGAAGATGGAGGGTGCTGCGAATGGTCTCAAGCGGATGGGTGAGATCGCTAAGAACACTACCCTTGGTGATCTGGCTCGATCCGCGGTCGACGCGGCATCCAATATGTCCGTCATGCAGGGAATCGGTATCACGGCCCTTGGTGGAATTGGTGCCGCGGCCCTAAGTGCTGGAAAATCGATGCTTCAGAGCTTCATTCGGCCTGCTATCGACGGTTTTAAAGAGTATGAGACTCAGATCAACGCCGTCCAGACCATTCTGGCAAACACTAGTCAAAATGGCACCACTTTGGACCAGGTCAATGCTGCACTTGACGAGCTGAACAGCTACGCAGACAAGACCATCTATAACTTCACCGAGATGACCAACTCGATTGGTACGTTCACCGTCGCCGGTATCGGCCTCGAGGACGCAACCAATGCGGTCAAGGGCTTCTCGAACATGGCCGCCCTGTCTGGAGCTAATGCTACGCAGGCTGCAGGTGCCACGTACCAGCTCGCTCAGGCAATGAGTGCCGGAAAGGTTCAGCTCCAGGACTGGATGTCTCTGGAGCACGCCGGTATCGGTGGTAAGCAGTTCCAGGACGCCCTAATCGAGACTTCTCGAATTATGGAGACTGGCGCGGATGCTGCAATCGCTAAGTACGGAAGCTTCCGGCAGTCTCTTCAGTCAGGATGGCTTACTTCTGAGGTCATGCTTCAGACCCTGAAGGTCATGACCAACGACCTTTCGGAAGCCCAGATCATGGAGATGGGTTACTCAGAGGAACAGGCTGCAAAACTAAAGCAGCTTGCCCAGAGCGCTAGCGATTCTGCCACACAGATCCGCACATTCTCACAGATGATCGGAACCTGGCAGGAAGCCCTCGGTTCTGGATGGGCTGAGACATGGCGAATCCTTATTGGTGACTTCAACCAGGCTCAGCAGCTGTTTACTGCAGTTGGTAACTGGGTCGGTGGAGTCATCAACTCCATGTCCCAGGCAAGGAATGACTTCCTAAAGGGGTTTGTGGCTCTCGGCGGTCGAGAGGAGATCCTCCGAAGTCTTCTGAACATCTTCTGGGCTGTAGTCAAAGTCCTAGGACAGGTTGGAACTGCATTCCGAAGGGTCTTCCTCAATGCTTCTCCAGAAGGTCTTTATAAGATAGTTAAGGCCTTCGCAGACTTCACAGAGAAGTTAACAATCACTAACAACTTCGCTGAGAAGCTTGAGTGGACATTCACTGGATTATTCTCGGTGTTCCACATCTTCGCGACAATCATCGGCGAAGTTGCACAGGTCATATTTACAGTTGCCTCGCACATCGTACAGGCCCTGTTCCCGGCGTTCACCGGGATCAATTCGGGCGTATTCCAGATCACTAAGGTTCTCGGTAAGGCAATCTACTGGTTTGACCAGTGGTTCACTAAGCTTGATCTCGGCGGGAAGATTCTAAAACTCCTTCTACCACCAATTGATTTGGTCGGCAAGGCCATCAAGTGGGTCTCTGACAAGATCCACGACTTCATCATGTGGATCGACTTCACAGGAAAGGTCAAGGGCGCCGGAGAGGGCCTTAAGAACCTGGCTTCGAAGTTCGGACTC